CGGTTTGCGGAATGATCCCGCCGGCCAAGCCCCGGAGGATGGCGGACCAGGGGTTGGAAGCGGAACTTGAGTACCTGCGGCGCTCTGGCGCTCCACCGTCCGAAATTTCGGCCCGCTCGAAAGGACGACCATGGCAAAACTCATCATTGGGGCACTCTTAACCGCCTTCATCTACATGGTTGCCTACACCTGGACTGGCCTTGCCGAGGACGTTGAACAGAATACCGAAGACATCGACACGCTCGAAGAGGTTGTCACCGAAATCAGGGCGAACCAGGAAGCTGACGCCCGCGTTCAGGCCACCCAAACGGTCGTCCTCCAGGGTATCCTGAACGAGCTGAAAAAGCAGCCGTAACCCCGAAAGGGTTGCCGGCTAGGTTGACAACTCCTCCTTTTTCCTAGAAAAGTGCAGGAAGGGCGGCGGCTTTGCCGCCCACTTCTACAAGGGGGACAAGAATGCCATACACGGGAAGTCGCGGTTCAGTGAACAAGGAGAAGAACTCCTACCCGCAGGGTAAGACGGGCGTCAAGGCGAAAATCATAAAGGGGAAAGCGGCCGGAGGCGGCGGAACCAACCCGACGAAGGGTGGCGGAGTGTTTCGGGCGCCGAAGTCGAACTAACGGCGGGAAGGTATTCTCGGGGGGCGCTACCATGGCTGGTAAAAGAGCTAGAAAACCTAACGGCGAACCAGAACAAGTACTCTCTTCCCTCCGCTCACTTCTTCCGAAGTATATCCAGAAGGCCCAAACAAGAGGCTCAAAGCCTTCTGCGAGATACCCCGGCACACCGACAGCGGCCGGCAAACTCTACGGACCTGCGACAGCGGCCGGGGTTCAAGGGGGAAGACCGACAGCGGCTGGTGTAGACGTTGGGAGAAGGCGGAGGGAGAAGTGACGATGGAGATCCATCCGGGACCTGGCGTAAACTGCGCGTGCCCGCTCTGCGTGCCGGAGAAGTACCTTTTCTCTGTGACGCAGGATAACCACCAGTTTACGGTTTGGCAGTCCTGCGACCACTGCTACTGCCAGTACGAGTCCGGTGGAGCAGCGACTGCGCCGCACCGAAGGTGCTGCAAGTGCGGCGTCCAACGAATGGATTCATGCCAGGTTGTAACGTGTTGAGGAGGGAGAGATGCCAGCGAAGTCGAAAAAGCAGCAGATGATGATGGGGGCGGACCTCGCCCGTTCACGGGCAGGCAAGGCAACCCGCACCGGGATGTCCACGGAGAAACTCAAAGAGTTCGCCTCCATCCAGCAAAAGGGATTGCCGAACAGGTTTCGCCGGGTTCGCCGGCCAACTCGGCGCGTTCGGAGTACCTAGTTGCCCCGCAAGCAAAAAAGTAAGTCGGTGACGACGACTCCGGTCACGACGGGACCAATGGAGGCTCCGTTAGAGGCACCTTTCTTCGATCCCGTGGGCATTCCTGACACAAAGGTAGTCCAGGCTGGAAAGGCAACGGGGCTTCGCCCCAAGTAGAAAATGTCCCTCGATCCCGTTCATGAGCAGAAGCTTCGGTCCCACGCAGTCGAACTGGGTGTGGACCCGGACTTTGCCGTAGCCGTCGGGACTCAAGAGTCGGGCTCTCTCGGGCCTTCAGCCCGCAGCGCCAAGGGCGCCCGCGGCCTTATGCAGGTCATGCCGGCCACGTCTAAGGAAATGGCTAAGAAGTATGGCCGGGACCTGGCTCGCCAGGGTGTCGCCTATCTGGGCGAAATGGAGAAGAAGTTCTCAGGTCTCGTTGACGGGCGCAAGTTTGCACTGGCAGCCTACAACGCCGGACCGACTACGTTGGCGAAAGCGCAGGCGCGGGCAAAGAAACGGGGGCTGAGCCCCGGCAAATTTTCCGATGTTGAGCGTTTTCTACCAAAGGAAACTCGAAACTACATACCTCTGGTTCTAGGGAATCTGGTAAAGCCGATGAAGCCGATCACTCCAGCGAAAAAGCCGGTGCTCAAGCCGGCTCTACCGCCACCTATAATAGGGTACCCGGAGACACTCTACGGTTTTCCGTCACGGGTACGGGGACCGCTAATCCGCACATCGTCAGGGAGTTTACTATGAAAGGGAGACCAAACATTTTGACTGTGGCAAAGAAGGCAAATCGGCCGGGAGGCGGGCAAAGCTGCTATGGACCGGCTGTGCCCAAGTCGGCCGGTAAGGGTGGAAAGAAGGGGAAGTAATGGCGACGGCAGGAGAACTTCAAAGAAGGGCGCGAGAGCGCGAGCGCGAAAGCAAGATTTTCGAGCGAAAGCAGGGGGAGGCGGTCAAGAAGTTTGGGCCGCGAACGGTAACGACTACCTCGACAACGCTTCGCCGTCCCACGACCACGACCACCCTTCCAAGGAACGCTCCACGTCGGGGACCTCGTAGGCGGGACTGGTAGAAAGGAAGCTAGATGGCGAACAAGTTTTTAAGGCGGATATGGGTGATAGACACCGCCAGCACCCAGGTTATCAACAGCGACGAGGTAACCCGGATAACGGCGATTCGCTGGGTTAGCCCGACAGCAGCGGCCGAGGGCCACAACCTGGAAATTACCGACGCCGCCGACAACGTCCTCTTCGAGGCTGTAGCCTTCGCCTTGAACAGCGGGACCGCCTACCAGGAGCACGCTGCCTTCGACACCCCCATTGAACTTTGGAGCAGCGGGGGGATCAAGGTGAAGACGCTGGATAGCGGAAAGGTCTACCTTTACCTTGCGTGATCTATGGGCGGGCGAACCTGGCCGTTTCGTTTTGCCGGTCTTCTCGGTCTTGCGCTTCTTGTGGCGTCTTGCTCACCGGCGACAGTCCGCTGGACCGACTTCGAAGCCCGTGAAAAGCTCAACGAAACCATCCAACAAGTAAACAAGTTAGAGCAGCGCGTCAACGTGCTGGAGGAGGAAAGAGATGCCGACCGAACCCATTGAGCTGAGCCCGAAGGCGGGATTGACAACTACGGAGTTCTACTTGGCAGTCGTTACAGCAGTTGCTGGCCTCGCCGGCCAGGCCGCCGGTCTCGTGAGCGAACCCTGGGGTTCTCTCCTGGCAATGGCGTCCACCATTGTCTACACACTTTCGCGGACCTTTTTGAAGAAGTAGCCACGATGGCCAGCCTCAAGGTAAGTTTGCAGGTCGAACTCGATGGAGTGCCAGCGACGTGGTTGGGGCCGAACGGCCGCCTCGTCCGCCGTTACGAAGTAGACGAAAGTCAAGCTTTCAGCTACGAGAAGGTCGACGACAACGGGACGCACTCGACCGTACCGTGTACCGAAATCGCCTCAGTCCAGCACCTCATAGCGGTGCCGGCAGCCGCGATGACGTTCCGCCTCGACGGCCAAAGCGACGCGGGCATCACGGTAGGGGCGCACGGTCTACTCCTTGTACTGGGAGCCACTATCGACGCCGGCGCCGCAACCAACGTGACCGTCAGCAACGACTCGGGGGCGACCGCCGTCCTCAAGGGGATTGTGGCGGGCACCTGATGCGGTTAGTCGACCGACACGGTGAACGCGGCCCTCAGCTCTCGCGGAGCGAGGACCGGGACTTCGAGTTCTCCCGCTGGATTTGCCAGGAGATCGACTTTACCCTCTCTGCGCGGAAGGGCCTGGAGGAAGTGTGGCGGACAGCCCGCCGCCAGTACGAGGGAATCCCGGAACAGGAAGTCCGAAACACCCCCATCCTGAACGCCCCTAACCTCGAAGTTACCGTCGGCGCTACTGCAACGGACAGCGTTTACGCCGCCGCCATCGACGCCATCTTCACGGCCTCCCCCCTACTCATATCGAGGGCGGTCAGTCCGCGCTGGGTCGAGCATAGCAAGCATATGCAGACCTGGTCCAACTGGCTAGCAGCCAACGAGATTGACCTCCGCTACGCGGTGGAACACTCCTTTATGGACTGCTGCCAGCTTGGCTGCGCCGCCCTCTACATCCCCCACCTGGAGCAGGTCAAAAAGACCGACCTCTTCCGCGTGATCCACAAAGGCCCGAAGATCATCCCGATCGGCCCTGAAAACCTCATCCTCCCTCATCAAGCGGGGGGCAACCTCGAAACCGAAAGGTGGGTCGGCCTTCGCTTCTGGTATACACCGGGAGAAGTTCAAGATCGGGCAAGGCAGAGCAAAGGGCGGTGGGACGTGCGGAACGCTATCCCGGTTGCCCAAGCCGACGTGACCCGGAGCCGCCGGTTGGAAGCTGCTCGCCTGCGAAGTGGGTCGCCGTGGCGTGAGATGTTCGAGTTTGTCACGGTCTACTGCTCCTACGACTACGACAAGGACGGAGTGGAGGAGGACCTCCTCGCGGTAGTGGACCGGACTAGCCGTTCCCTCGTCGACCTCGGCTACAACCGCTACGACACCCGCCCTATCGAGGTGATGAAGTACCAGGTCCGCGCCCACATGCCTTACGGCCTCGGCGTCATGGAGATGATGGCGCCCTACGAGAAGGAAGCAACCGAGCTACACAACCACCGCGTTTTGAACAGCTTGCTGGCGAACGCCCGAATGTGGATCGCGAAGCAAGGCTGTGGAGTGGACGAGACGATGGAAGTGTGGCCATCGAAAGTCGTGGTTGTGAACGACGACGTTGACCGCTCCATAAAGGAGCTGAAGATGAGCGACGTTTACCCGCAGCTCGCGACATTCGAGATGGCTACCCTTGGTCTTGCGGAGCAGCGGGTTGGCCTTCGCGGGGAACTGAGCATGATGGCCAGGGGCGGGTCGCGAACCCCGGCCACTACGGCCCTCGCCCTGCTCCAGCAGACGAACCGCCGCTTCACCCCGGCCTTTGACTCCATGCGTCTGGCTACTGCTGCCGCAGTTCGCCAATGTCACTGGCGCTACAGCGAGCGCGTCAAGGCAAACGACCGCTACATCCTCGACTTCATAGAGGACGTTATGGGGATACAGGAAGCCGGCTTCATCGAGGAACTGTACCGGGAGGAGAATTTCGAGAGAGCGGTTCAGATCGAGTTTACGGCCGCTTCCGCGAGTATTAGCCGCGAGAGTGACCGCCAAAACGCCATCATGCTCGCGAACTTCCTCCGCCAGTACTACCAAGACGTCATGCAAGGGATGATGATGGCGGTCTCGCCGGACTCGCCACCCGAGATCAAGAGCGTGGCGACGAAGGTAAGCAAGAGCATCAGCGAGTTGGTAGAGCGGACGATTCGGACGTTTGACCAGGTTCGCGATCCGCACACGTTCGTGGTGGACGTGACCGAGGAGTTGGAAGGGGCGGAGGAACAGGTAACGGGAGGGCTTGGCGAGCTGGCCGGCCTCCTGGGTAGTGGAGCTCCGGGCCTCGAAGTTCCCGTTCCGATGACGGGAGGTCTCGCGTGAAGTGGATCTTGGCGCTTCGCGCCAACTCAGAGTTGTGGGAAAGCTTCAAAGAGTGGGCAGAGCAGCACGCATACAGCGAGCTGAAGAAACTTCGCAGTGTTGACCGAGACGGCCACGACTTCCAGGCGGGCGTCATAGCCGGGTGGGAGCGGGTGCTGGCGGAGGCGACGGCGGGGGAAAGGGAGGAGAGGGCGAAACATGAATATGGAAGACGAGCAGGAAGTAACTGAGACCCCGGAAGAGACCCCGGAAGTTACCCCGCAAGTGGGGTTGACACCAGAGGACTTGGCCGCTCTACGGGCGGACAACTCCGCGTTGCGAGAGCAGCTAGCTGAAATGAGGGGCGCCGTCGACGCCCTGAAGGCGCAGCCTCACTACGTCCAGGTCCCCGGAGGGGGGCAGCCGGCCGAAACGGGAGTTTCGGATGAAGAACTAGACCGAGCCGTCTCCGAGGGTCAAGGAGTCGGGAACAAGTTTCGGGCCCTCGTGGACCAGGCCGTCCGCCACGCCACTTCGCGAATCAAGGCCGAGGAGATCGACCCGCTCAAAAGCTACGGAACGTCGGCGCTCAAGGAGCTTGCCTCCACTAGCATTCGCAACCTCAAGTACTACCCCGACTACAAGAAGGAAATCGAGATGGTCGCGGCCCAGGTGCCCGTCGAGAATCTGGGGAACCCCCAGACCTGGCAGCTCATCTACAACAACGTCGTTGGAGGGCACGCTGACGAGATCGAGACGCGGGCGGTTGAAGCTGCAATGCGTCAAAAGCGGGATGTCGCCGATGGCGGGGCACCTAGTGGGGGCGGGAGGCAGACAGCCGCACCGCCCAAGACAGTCCACGCCGCAGACCTCGGCGGCCGAGACGCCGAGATTGCCCTCCGAAACAAAGGGGTGAGCGAGGACGAGATGGTCCAGCGGATGCGAATCCCAGGCGTGACTACCTGGGCTGAGTACGTCGAGATGGGGGAAAGGTTGGAGCGGGAAAATGGCTGAAAACGCGGGTGAGGAGAAGAAGGTAGTCCATCAGGGGGAGCAGAAGGCGTTGCCGGAGATGGGAGACGCTCGCCGGGACGAACTCAAGAAGAGACACGACGCCTTGATGGAAGAGGCTGAAAAGCTGGCCGGGGAGCTAGGGCTCTACGGGATTGCTCCTGGAAAACTTAGCCCGGACGGGGTGGACCGGGAGGTCCGACAGGCTACCGGGGACCAGGGTGAAGTCTACGTCAGCAACGTCGACATGAACTACCGGTACGGCTGGGTCTACGGCGATCCCAAAGGGCAGTACGGAAACCGCTTCGTAAACGCTTTCAAGGTGCTTGGGTGGGAGGTCGTCGGAGGGCAGCAACGCGAAGCGTGGGAGCACCGGAAACCTGACGGGACGAGGTGGGTAGCCGACTGCCTCCTAATGCGGACCCGTCTTGACAACTACCTACGATTACAGCAACTTGACAGAAAGAAACGCAAGGCACGCCAGGAAGGGATTACGGCCGGTCTTGACGAACTAGGTGACAAGTACGGAGTCAAAATTCGCCACGAGGTTCCCGAAGGTGTTGCTTCTCAGATGGAGAGCCAAGTGGTGCAGCAAAGGCGACAGCGAAAGATAGCAAGCCGGGGCTAACCCGGAGGGAGGACATAGCGAAATGGCTTTGACAGTAACCGGGGCGAATAGCTTCAGACCGGCCAAGCGCCAGGGTTTACACAGCACACCGTCGCTCAACTTTCTGGAAGCGGCTTCACAGACATTCAAGATCGGTTCACCCCTGACTTTCACTACTGGGGGTAGCACGGTCGAGTTGTGCGCGTCCACGACGAACCCTGTCAACATAATCGGGTTTGCGGCCGAGGACGCAAGTGGCACGACAAACGACCCTATTCGTATTTGGCCCCTTGCTGACGGTGTAATCTGGGAGGCAGAGCTTGGAACGGCTGCCCTCACCGACGTGACGATAGAGCAGGCCCGAGTTGGCGACGTCTACGGCATCGCCCGCGACGGCACCAACCTCGGCTACTTCATCGACACCGCGAACACCGCCGTTCTCCAAGTTAAGGTGCGAATCGTTGGTCTAAAGGATGCCGTGGGCACGGTAAACGGCCGCGTCTACTGCACTTTCTTTGACTTCGTGATGGACACGGATGCGGCAGTCGGTTCGCAGATTGCCATTGTTAATGCTTGGAAAGTTTACGGCGCAACGACGTAACAAGAAAGGAATATAGGGGGAAAACACTATGGCCGTGGGTCGTGGTCAGTTTGCGGCACTCCTCAAACCCGACCTCTACAGGGTCTACCTGGAGACTGGGAAAGAGCGACCTCTGGAATACCCGGAGATCTTCAACGTTGACGACATGCCTTGGTCTATTCTGGATGACAGGCAGATCGCCGGCCTCGGCACCCTTGCCAGCATGCCGGAAGGTGAGCAGTTCACCCTCGATCAGCCAATCCAGGGTGGGACGAAGCAGTACGAAGTTGAGAACTTCGGCCTGGGCGTCGAGATCACTTACCGTATGTGGAAAGACGACCAGTACGGCGTGATGCGGGAAATGATCGCCGAACTCCAGAGGAGTTCACGAAATAAGCAGGAAGTCGAAGCGTTCAGCGTCCTGAACAACGCTTTTGATACATCCTATACTGGTTTCACTTCTGGTGAATCACTCTGCTCAACCTCGCATGCATTGCTGGACAACTCGACCACGTGGGCGAACCGGCCTAACCCGGACGTTACTTTCTCGGTCCTCGCGGTTCAGAACTCCATCATACGGTTCGAGGGTATGGTGAATGAGCGAGGCATGCCCCGTCTCTTCACACCTACGAACGTTCTAGTCTCTCCGGCTAGCCGGTTCCTCGCCCGCGAAATCCTCGGCAGCACCGGCAAGCCTTTCACGTCGGACAACGAGCACAACTCGCTGCTCCAGGACGACCTGGGCTGGATGATCTGCCACTACTTCACCAATTCGTCTCAGTGGTTTACCATCGCCCGCAAGAGCGAGCACGACCTCAACTTCTTCTGGCGCGACCACCCGATTTTCGATGTGTTCGATGATCCGTGGACGAAGAACGCGGTGGCAACGGTTTACCAGGCACACACCAAGGGCTACGGATCACCTCGCGGGGTGGACGGAAGCCGCGTGAGCTAACCGGAGGGAACGATGGGAGCAACGCATTTCAGCGGTCCCCTCTACAACGGAGGGGTTCCGATCATTGGGAGTGGCGGCGGTCCCACCCGGTTTTACGGCTGGTGGACCGGAAACGCCTACTTCGTGGACAACACGAACGGGAGTAACTCCAACTCGGGGTTGGAGCCGGGGAAGGCGAAGCTGGATCTCGCTTCCGCGATTACGGCCGCGTCGGCCGGCGACGTCATCTACATCCGGCCGAAGGCCATTGTTTCGGCGGCTACCGATCCAACCTACATCACCCCGGCAACGGCAGCCAACTGGACGATCCCGTATGCGAAGTACAACCTCTCCGTCATCGGGGCCGGTCCGCAGCTTGGCCCCGGCCAAATTCACATGACCTACCTGCGTGGGCACGCAAGTGTTACGACCGGAACTTACGGTTCCGCAACTCTCACCGTCAACGCACCCTACACCTCCATCGAGAATCTGGCCTTTCACCGGGGAGGCAACACGCGGGCCTTGGTGGAGTTCCACGGGGACGGCTTGACGACTACTGCGCTGAACGCTTTCGGCAGTTCGGTAAACAACTGCGAGTTCCGCTACGGCAACGCTTCGATGACCGCCGGCCTCTACGTCGTAGACTCCTGGTACTGCGGCGCCTACAACTGCCACTTCCAGCGGAACAACCCCGTCGCGATCCGTTTCTACGGAAGCGTCTCAACGGCAGTCGGAAACTACGTTGTCGGCAACATCTTCGATGGCGTCGTGGCCGACATGAGCTGCTACGTCAACATTGCCGGCTTACCGGACTACTCGTACATCCGGGACAACTTCTTCAACTCGGCAGTGCCGACAGCAGGCCTCGCAAAGTACATCTACAACGAGGCACACGTGAATACGGGCCTGATCGCCAACAACTACTTCGGCGCCGACCTTAGCACTGTGACGACCGGCATTGTCCAGGGAACGAACGTAACCGTGGTCGGCAACTTCGATACGACTGCGGCAATCGTGGCGTAACGATGGCTGTCTGGGCGATACCGCGGGCGCACACATTTCGGAACGGTATAAGGGTCGTCCTTACAGGGACCACTAATGAGCTGTTTCGGTTTGGGGCGCACGCTGTACCCGTTAAGGACGACCTTATAGAGTACCGTCCAGTTACGGGCGATCCGGTCCTGTATGAAGCGAAAGGCACCAAGTACGTAATAGCACAGGAGAGCGACACGCCAGACTTCGACTCCTACGTCGAAGTAGAGGTACAGCTAGCGTAATGGCGGCAGTCGTCATCCCAGACCGCCCCTTCAAGATGGGGAAGACGCGAAGCGAGCACGCCCGCAACCTTCGCAGCGAAGGATGGAGCGCCGGCTTGACCGTCGAACAGGAAGACAAGTGTCGCTTCCTCGAACGGAAGCTCGGGGTAACGAACCGCTTCCTGAAACTGAACGACATTGACAAGGTGAGGTAAGGATGTCTACGTCAACACTCACTGGCAAGATTTTGAGGACCGGTCTCGGGGACGTGTACTCCCGTAGTGGGCACCCCCTCGACCAATGCCCAGTGGCAGCCCTGGACCCGATTAGCTCCTTCTCCGGCTACCAAGTCTACGCGAACGACTTCGTTAAGTGGGAAGGGCCGACAACTGGCGTTACCGTCAGTACTGGCGGGTGGCTCTGCGCCGACACCGGCACGGGCGTCGTGGGCGGACAGGCTGCCGGCGACGGCTACGGTGTCCTCTCCATCGCGAGTGGCGGAACCGAAAACGACTGCACCATGCTGCAACTCATGGGCGAGTCGTTCAAGTACGTCGTGGGGAAGCGGCTGTGGTGCTTCGCCCGTCTCACGGGGAGTGACGACGCCGACGATAACGAATGCACTTTCGGTCTTCACTCGGTGGCGACCACGGCCACCGACACATACGCTGAGACAATCGCGCTCCCCGACGGCATCTTCTTCGACAAGGACGAGACGAACGAGGAGTGGAACTTCCGAACGCAGAAGAACAGCGTCGCCACGACCTCCACCTACTGCACCAGCACTTTCGCCGACGGCGTTTTCCGCATCCTCGGCTTCTACGTGGACCCATCAGGGGACGTGACGGCCTACGAAGGGACTACGCTGGACAACCTGGCCGTGATCGCAACGGTCAACACGGGAACGGCGACCATCCCGGACGACGTCGAGCTAAGCCTGACGTTCTCGGCGCAGGCCGGTGCTACGGCAGCGAACATAACGTTGGTGGACTGGGTATTTGTGGCCCAGGAGCGCTGATAAGGAGTGGAGATGAGGGAAGCGGTGGAGCGGCGGTTGGCGGAACTTGAAAAGCAGTTGGAGCAAACGAAGGCGCAAGCGAACGCGCTAGCCGGAGCAGTAGCGGTCCTGACCGACCTGCTGGCGAAACCAGAAGCCGAAAATGACGCTCCAACCGAATGACTTGCAAACGGCCCTCGACGTTAAGCGGGGCCAGCGGAAGCTGCGGGACTTGCCAGATGAGGAACGTGCCAGAGTGGCAACGGTTATGCGCCGGACATCGGACGCCCAGTTTTCGGACATGGCTCGCGCCCAAGAGCAACCTCGCCACCGGCACTTTCGGTACGCTCAGCCCCGAAGGTAGCAGCTAATGGCCGCGACCACGGCAGACAAGGTCGCGCGGGCTGCCCTCGACGCCATCAACTCGGACGTCGGTCTCATCCGGGCCGTTAAGTACGTCTCGTACAGATACCGGGAACTTACCAACGACGGTAAGCTGCGCGCCCTTCGGAAGATGGGCGAGGTGGTCATCCCGGCCGTCATCACGACCGGCACCGTCACTACGACCCGCGACTCCAACGTCGTAACCGGCAACGCAGCCGCCCAGGCTGTTTGGACCTCGGCCGTCATCGGCCGCTACTTCCGCCCCACAACCTCCTGGTACAGGATCGACAACCTCGTCGGCGGCGAGCTACGCCTTGACTCCACCTTCGCCGAAGACGCCGTCTCGGCCGGTTCCTACAAGATTGTGCAGCGTTTCGCGGAGCTACCCCCAGAGGTTCGCTACCTCGGCACCTTTGTCCACACCCGCTTTCGGCGCGCCCTCCAGGTCCAGACGGCGGTCGAGATGGACTACAACTTCCCGGACCGGATCACGGTCAGCAGCGCCGGCCCCCAACTCGTGATCGACTTCGGCTACGCCGACAACGGCAACCGCCTCATTGAGGTCTACCCGTACAGCACGGAAAGCGAGATCATCCACTACGTCTACTGGGAAGTTACGCCCGACCTCCAGATCGGAGACTTGCTGCCGTACAGTGTCGACGAGTACGCTCTCAAGGAGGGCGTCCTGATCGACTTGATGAGGCGGGAAGCGGCGAAGGCGGCCCGCGCCGGCAAGGTTGACGAAGCTGCCTTCTGGCGCAACGACTACCGAGCCCAGGAAACAAAGTGGGAGAAAGTTAAGGCGCAGATGCTACGGGCGGACAAGGGCGTCGACGACATCACCCTCATCCTGCGAAACGCAGGCATTGACACGACGCGGAGCGGGGTTATCAAGACCGCCGCCGAAGAAGTTTGGGCCCGTGGCAATAGGCCATGATCGCAGGAAATGGCAGTCGCAGTAAACGACCTGGTCGCAACGGTAAGCCTCCGGCTTCGCGATCCTTCAAACGTCCGGCACAGCGCCGCCCTCGTCCGCACCGTCCTCACCCACTGCCAGCGTGCGCTTAACCGTTTCAAGACGGACAGCTTGGCGACGGCCTCGTTCGCGACGACCGCAGGCCGCACCCTCTACCGGTGGACCGAGGTTCACGCGACCGCTGTCCAGAGAGTGCTGGCCGTCAGGCAGGACGGCCGCGACCTCCTCCCGGTGTCATGGCGGGAGCTGGTCCACGCTGACGACCGGTGGCTCCGTCGAACCGGGGACCGACATGAGCTGTTCGCCAACGTCGGCTCCGACCTCCTGGTTATCTATCCGGCTTCGCCGGTCTCCACGACCCTTTCGGTAGTGTATGCGGCCGCCCCGGCCGACCTCGCCGCCGGCGGCAACATCACCCTGTCCGACGACCTGGCCCCCTTGCTCGCCGACATGGCAGAGGCTATCCTCAGCGTGAAGAACAAGCAGTTCGATACGACGGCGGAGTTGCTGGAGCGGCTGGTCAAGAAGCTTACGATGGACACGAGCGGGCGAAGCTGATGTCGAAGGCCACGACTCTAACCCTGGTGAGTGACCTGGCGGTTGCCGTCTCTGACGCCACCGCCGCAGGCTCCTACTACGACGACATCGTAGAGGAGCTTGGGTTCTCCATGGAACCGGAGACGGACGCTGTCTTCGTCGCCGCCGTTCAAGGAACGGCTAGCTACGCGCTGCCGACGTCCGCCATCCGTGGACTCGCCTTCCTCTACGACGACACTCAGCTTTACTTCGCGGAGCAGACCGAGCTGGAAGCGGCGGATGACGAGTGGCGGAGCCGCCAAGGAACGCCGGCGGTGGTCAACTTCGTAGACCTGGCCGGCCGAACCTTCGGGCTCACCCCGGTCCCGGACCGGGCGGGCGCAACAGTTGGCGTCCTGACCCCGTTTACCGGGCACCCCGTTGACAACGTCACCGTCATCTACACGAACCGCGTCACCGACCTCCATTCCTGGGAGGAGTTGGCGATGGCTCTCGCCATCCTGGCAAGGGAGATGGCTCGCGACTCCGAGCACAAAGACCCA